ATGGCTACTACTTCCGCACAAGTACAACAGCTGTATGTTGCTTACCTTGGCCGCGCCGCTGACAAAGCTGGCCTGGACTACTGGATGGCTGAACTGAACGCTACTCCAGCTGTTCTGACTCTGGAAAATCTGCGCGCTAACTTTGTGAATGAGCAGCCTGAGTACTCCGACGCTTACGCTGGCCTGTCGCGTCAAGACACCGTAATCAAGATCTACAACAACCTGTTCGGTCGTGCTCCAGATGCTGCCGGTCTGGAATACTGGACCACTGGTGCTGGCTCCAACGTCAATGCCGACCAGCTGCTGACTGCTTTTATCTCCGGCGCTTCTGCTGCTGACGCAAAAGTAATCGCTAACAAGGTCCTCGTTTCTGAAGTTTACACTTCGACTGCTGGCGCTAACTACGTCAAAGACGACGCAACTTCCATTCTGGCTGGCGTAGACGGCACCGCTGATTCTGTAGGTAAAGCCATTATAAAACTGGAAGATGGCAGCCTGGCTGGCATCGCGATTCCTGCTGGCGTCGCAGCTCTGAAAGCTGACGCGCTGGCTGATAAAGCAGTCGTCGATTTCAAAGACAGCAAAGTTGTAGAGCTGGTTGCTCTGAACAAAGAAATCGTTGACCTGAACACCAAGTCTGCAATCGGCGCTACTCTGACCGATCTGGTTACTCCAGCAGCTGGCGTTGAGCAGACTTACGATGACGTTGATCAGGCGCTGACCAACGCAACAGCTCTGCGTACCAAAATTGGTGGTGCTACTTCGGTTCTCGAAGCTTCCGCTAAGCAAGCTGCAGTCGATCTGGCTGCCACTCGTGACACCTACACCAAGGCCACAGTGGGCAACGTTGATAAAGCAATTGCTTACGAGAAAGCTATTGCTACCAACGCTAGCTTGAAAAAGGCAGACACTGCTGCTGTTAGCTCCGCAACCGCTAAGACTGATGTTGACTTCACTGCTGCAAAAGGCGCCGCTGGCGGTACTGACGCTCTGGCAAAAGCCAACGCAGACGCTGGTTTGACCACAGCCGTAACTGACGCTGCGTCCCTGTATACTGCTCTGACCAATGCCGATGCCAGCATCGCCGAAATCGCAGCTATCACCAAGGCGTTCGACGCTTTCCTGGGTAGCTCGACTGACTACGCAACTCTGAAGTCTCTGGCGGCTACTGACTACGCTAAAGCCGTTGCTGTAGATGCGGAAGCAGAAGCTGCTGCTGCCATCACCGGTACAGGTGCTGCTGCATACATGCAAGACGTTACTGACAAGATCGCAGCTGACAAAACTTATGCTGACGCCCAAGCTGCAGACGCTCTGGTTGCCAAAGCTACAGCGGTTACCAATGCTCTGACTGCGCTCGAGAAAGTGGCAGATGACACCAAAGTACCTACGTTCGTGAAAGATCTGGCTGCCACCAACACTGGTGTAGACAACAAAGCTGATCTGTTCCACTTCGTGGATAACAAAGTGGTTGCAGCCGCAGACTTCTCCGTTACCAAGTTCGCTGCTGGTGATGCGATCTACGTCGGCGAAGGCTACACACTGAATACTGCTGCTACCTTCGACAGCGCTACTAACCTGTACACAGGTAGCAACACCAGCGCTCTGGAAGTGTTCTTCGGCAAAAACGCTGGCGGTGACGTCACTGTCACTGTAGAAGCCAACGCAGTTGGTAACGTTGCAGCTGCCGGCACTACCGATAACGTTTCGGTTATCACCCTGACCGGTGTTACCGACGTTGCTCAGGTTTCCTTCGCAAATGGTGTTATCAGCCACGTAGCTTAAAAGCCGCGTGATTGACAACTGCGGCGCGCTTCAGCGCGTCGCAAGTTGAATTAAAAACCCGCCCTTCAAAGGCGGGTTTTTTATTGTCCGGATTTTTATTGATTCAGTGAATAAAACGCTGAAAAAAGGGCAAAAAAAACCCGCATCCTCCGTCGAGGTGCGGGTTTTTAATTATATCAACATCGACTATTGGAGACAGTCGACGCCACTTTACCTGCAATGCGCAGCAATGGCAAGTCGACACCACGAACAATGGGAGACGCGTGCCACAATCTTATGCTCTCGTATTCATGGCACATGCGCGAAGAAGATGTGATGCCCGAGCCTCAGCGTGCGCATCGCGCCCTCGGTCCATTTCGGAGCCCTTGGCATCGTGGTGGAGTAATAATGTGTCGCACCGCCTGTAGGGTCAGGCGCCGTGCCGGCGATCACATGATCAGCAGCAATCTGCGCGCGCGCGAACTCACGAAGCGGGATCTGCTTGGCGCCACTCAAGTATGGATAGTTCGGGTCGTTCTTATTCCAGCAACTGAACTGCCATGGCTTCAAGCATACGCCCGCGTAACCCTCCCCCCACCAATCCGGTTTTCCATCGTTGTGCAGGTCCTTCTCCACGCGATTGCGAATGGTCCAGGCTACGGCAATTTGGCCGATTAGATCCTCACCTCTGGCTTCACCCCAAAGTGTCCGAGCGAGGATGTCGCGGTCTTTTTCAGTTACGGTCATACGTTCTCCAGACGAAAAAAAGCCCGCGCAGTGGCGGGCTTCTCTCATAATATTTTCCAAGGGCTGTTTATAAGGCGCCCCATCCAGGCATGGACAATAAGCCTGGCTGCGCAGCGTACGAGGTATACAAAAATCCGGCGATTAATAGTCCAGAAAGTATGGCGACGAAAAATCGATGCATCCTCACTCCTTGAGCTTTGTCAGCCTTCCCAGTGAAAACATAGCCGTATGATATCACTCGATTATCCCTTGATCCTCGCCGTTTATCTGGACTAGGATCCTCCCCACGTTCTCCCGTATTAAAGGGTGCAGGAGAAAATAGAAACCCCGGCGAACAGCGAACCGCCGGGGTTTTGCTTTCGCTTCCGTGCTGGTAGCATTGCGGCAAGTTCTGGATGTTCCCCATCTGAGAAATAGAAGCCCTGGTGATTACAGCTCACCGGGGCTTTGTCTTTTCAGTCACCAGAAGAAGAAACCCCCGAACGCGTCGGGGTCTTGGTGTAGTGCTTAGCGCCGCCTATCCTGACACCCAGCCAGAATAAATAGGCTCTCCATCGAGCGACCCCTTCTGCCCGCAACGCCCGATACAACACCGCGTCTGCCTCCTTGCGGCTGAGCTGGCCGCATGTGTACAGCCAGTCGTGCACGGCCGCGGCGTAGTTGCCGTACCCCGACACCAGCGCGAACAGTACAAACAGGAAGGCGTTGTGCAGCACCTGAATGCTGGCAAAGTCAGTGACGAAGCCAGCCGGCACGATGATCGTGCGCTGGTCATCGTCGGCCAGCACTAGGTCATCGAGCAGCTTGTAGGTGCGGCGATCGGTCTGGTCGGTTTTCAGCGTGGTGATAAATCGGCTCATAGGTTTGCTCCAGACGAAAAAAAGCCCGCTCTATCACGGGCTGAGAAATAGCTGACTGCCGCCTTGAAGGTTAGGACGGAACTCTTACCAAATTAATGCGCTCAGTTCTTCACCGACGCTTGCCTGTTCCATAGCTGCCAGGTAGTGGCTTGCGAGCCGTAATGTTTCCCCAATCATTGTGTCTGGCCCCCTCAGAGCGAGGCGGCGGCTCCGCTTCATCATCAATATTCTTAAGCAAGACGTCATAATTTCGCTTCAAAATATTGAATTCAGCGTCCCAGACTTCCAAATCCTTTCGTAGCCCTGAGATTTGACCCTCATTATCCAATTTGACGCGCTCTAGCGTTTCGACTCTCTCCCTGAGCTCCCGAGTTACCTCGTCAGACTTTTTGAGAGCGGCATCCGCCTTTGACAATCTGGCTGAAGTTCTGCGGAGTTCTTTTCTAGCGAGCCTCTCTAGCTCCTCAGCGGCTTCTGTAGCGGTTATCACGTTTCGCTCATGCTGCTTCAACAGCTTCTTCAGAGCTGCAAATGTGAATTCGATAAAGTCCGTAGCCTCGTCGTCGCCCGGAAGAAGCACTGAGGTAACGTTGGTGAATTTTACAGACGATAGAAACTGATTTTTCTTCTTTGAGAGTTTTTCATCGCTTTTACTCTCGGACCGACTCAATCGCGTGATCGTTTTCCCAATGGCTTTGCGAGACATTCAGCGTTCTTCCCTTTTGAAGTCATAGGGCCACTATATCTATCCAAAAACAGAAAGTCATACAGCGACTTTCTGTCATTCACCCATGACGGCGTGAATGTCAGCTTTGTGATAGATGGTGGAGCGGCCATCCCTCCTCGAGCATTTCAGCGGTGATGGAGCCATCGGCCACAAAACCCAATAGCTCCGCCTCGCGATTGAAGCAGGCCTGCACGAATGCCCGTACCTGCGAGGCCAGCCCGATCACCTGGTCACGGTTCAGCTCGACAAAACCGGTCGCCGCCTTCCACTTGATCTGGTAGTTCGGATCAAGCGATGCGGCAAAGGCCGCGCCCGTCAGTAGTGCTTGGCTGTCACGCTCGGTATTGACCTGCACGCCTTCAACGGTGGTGCCGCCGGTTTCTACCTGCCAGCGGCGGGCGGCGATCTTGTCTGTCCACTGCTCATCCGTCAGATCAGCTAAGACCCATCCGCGGAAATAGCGGCCGTCTTCTTCGCGCACTTCGCCAAGGGTGAAGTCACCCGATGGTTGAGGGTCGATCTCAAGCAAAGCCCAACCGCTACCTTCCAAACTCTCTGGGCTAGGGGGCTCGGGCGGCGCCCAGCCCGGCGTGCGCAACTTAACCTCATCAAGCGTAAGGACAACCATCGACTCAGTATTCACGAGCATTGTCATTTCTTGTCTCCCCTCATTAATACGCCACCATTACCGTTAGCCAAATAAGCCCCAAATCCGTCGGTGACGACATTGCTTATAATTCGACCCGTGTAGGAAACGTTGTTGGCGAGAGTTGCTTGGTCGGACCACGTAGCGCCCTCATCGAAACTTTGCTTAAACTTTCCAGGGCCACCCAAGAACAATCTATCAACACCCTTTGAGATGGCATTATTCGCCTCAGAGCCGGTGTTACTTGGTCCCTGCACCCAGCCGCCTGCAGCGCCAGAGACGTTCGTGTATATCTGGCTGTAGGTTGCGCGCACAGCTTGGAACTTACCGCCGGAGAAAACGCCGTTTATTAAGTTAGTACCGGAAAAATCCTGGGAGAACGACGCTCCGTTATTCGCGCTGACATGCGAGGTTCCTGAGCCGTTGAGCGCCCACCATATGGAATTGCCGAATACAATATCGGTAAAACTACCGCCGCCGGAGGTGCCCCCCGACGATTTTGTCCAGGTCAGCCCAAGGTCGTCACTGTACGCAATTCCGTTTGTTGTGCCGCTTGCGGCAGATCCGCCGATAATTACGCGGGCACCGTTTGTCCCAATGGCAGAGGCGTTTACAGTGGATACGGTGGTCCATGTTTGGCCACCATCGATACTCCTGATAACCCCTGGAATACTTGTTGATGTCCCGATAAATACGCCGGACAGGTGTGTAAGTGCTCTGACGTTGTGGGTTGATGTTCGGGTTATCTTAGTGAACGTTTTCCCGTTGTCAGTTGATCGGTAATGGAAGGTGTTACTCCCGGAGGGGAATATGACCCACGTACCATTTCCGTCGTTAGCAATGCTATTACTAGCGTTCGTCGGCAGATCCGGAAGTGCGAGAAGAGACCAGTTTATCTCGTTCGTTACCTCGTATCCTGTGCGCACATCCGGGTACACTCGGTACTGCCCCGGCCAGATGATTTGGATAGCCCCGGCCCCTCCTTGACCCCCCGCCGCCCCACTGGACGCCGACGCGCCGCCACCACCCCCACCACCACCCCCACCACCGGGGAACGCGCCCGCACCGCCCAAGCCTGCCGACGTTCCTGTACCGCCCGCCCCGCCGGGGGCGCCTATCGCAAGCATGTCAGGGTTGGTAAGTGATACCGCTTGCCCGCCACTCCCGCCACTCCCGCCATTTAGCGCCGTGCCGCCCGTGCCGCCAGTCGCGCCCGTGCCTCCTGTGACGCCCGAGGTGCCGCCCGCGGTGTCAGAAATGAGCGCTCCAAAGCTGACCGTAGTGGACGTAATGGAAGCGGCGTACGTCTGCCCGGGGGAAACCGAAACATTGTTGAGGTATCTCGATTTTCCACCCGAGCCGCCCGAGCCTCCCGCCCCTTGGTATCCGGCCCCTTGGCTGCCAGGATTGCCAGGGCCTACCACCAAAATCGAGATCGAAAAAACCCCTTCCGGCACGATCCATGTCTGGGACGTGGTGAGCAACGTTTGTCCGGAAACTTGAGATTGCTCAGAAGAAAGGAGCATCTTTTTAACTGTCATGTGCCTGATCCTTTGCGGCCGAACACCTGACCGCCCTCAAAGGTAATTAGATACTCTCCGGATCTGCTCGCGGCAGGAGCGCCAGGCGCCGTACCGCCAGATGACATCCAAACAATCGACGCTGGGAATGTGATCCCGTAAGCAGTGGCGCCTTGGTTTGCGCGCACCAGCACCACAAGGGTTTCCGTTGCTGAAAGTGTCGGAAGGTTGGCAAACGTAAGCGTCACGTTGCCGGTCAGCGTCAGGTTGAAGAACCCCGACACTCCAACGTCCAGCGATACCGCGCCCGTTACGTTTGTCTTGAGAAGCGGCTCGATGTATAGCGCCTTGATCTGCGACTGAAACGACACCCCTAATTCATTCGGCAGAACGGCAAGCGCGCGACGAGCGTTGCCGGCAAGACTCGGCAGGCCGGCATCGTCGCCTAGCGCTGCGGCAAGGGCTTGAGTTGCTGCCAGCGATACGCCTGCCGCCTCCGCGCTGTCACCGGCCGACATAGCGGCCTGAGACGCGGTGACGGCGTATCCTTCGGCTGCGTTGACTTGGGTAGCGATCCACGTCAGAGACGCATTGATCTCAACCACCATTCCAACTTGCGCCGTAAGCGAGGCGCCGGCCTTTGCATCAAAGTCGGCCTCGGCATCAGTTGGCAATGGCGGTGGCGGAAGTGGCGTAAGTTGTGGGGCTATGACTGCCATTAATCGAGGCTCCTTACTTTAAGTGTGTACTGGCCCCGGTTATAAGTCGGAAGGCCTGTGTCAAAATCGTCGTAAATTCCAACGATGACGGTGTAGGCAAGCTCGCTGGCTCCGACAAATAAGGAAGGAATGTCGTCAACTTCATCCAATATCCTTTGAGTGCTGGATATCTCGTCGCCGAATAGCTCAACTTGAAAATCAATTGATCTTCGACGGCCTCGCTTAGTGATCGTGATACTTCCGTCGAACTCCTCCCTGATAGTTGAGTACTTCTTGCGACCAAGCGATGTGCCGTATACGGCGGTCCCAATGTTCTTACTCCAACCGATAACCATCATCCCGACGCGAGCAGTGCCGCCCGGAGCGCTGACCACGACTCGAATATCAGCGTTATTAAATGGCGGCAAATCAAACTCAGCCAAGTTGTCCTTGGTGGTGAACTGGCCAAAGTAGTACTGATACCAGCTGCCACCGGCCTTGCTCGACATGGCGAAGGTCTTGTCATATACCGGGTCTGTCACCCCTGGCACGGTCATGACGATCCGTACCGAGGAGGCGTAAACCCCAACCAAGCCGATAGCATTGATTCGCTTCCCTGGGCGAATTGTGAGGTCGATGCTTTCCGGGTTTGAGGTGTAGGTGCCAATCTTCCAAGTGTTGCCGATGTTCTTGTTGAACATCCTGTACTTGTTGACCCATCCAAGGTTCTGCCAGGCAGCAGGCGAAACCGTATCAGTCACTGGATTGCGGTTTGTATGCGCAACCAGCGCCTGATAGTTGATGCGATCAATCGTTACGTATTCGCCAATCTCATACGCCTTCAATGGGTCATGTGCCGGATAGTCCATATCCGGGATCGCATTAACAATCATCTTCGCCGGAGTGATTTCCACCCCCGGCACCACTTTCATCTGGCTCATGCGACCGCCTTTGTTTCAACTGTGCCGTTGATTTGCACACCAGAGTTAACGAGCGTATCGATGCCGTCCGCGACTACCTTTGTAAGCTTCGCCATGTAAGTGGCATTGCTCTCAATATCGCGACGAAGCGCCCGCACCTCTTCCGCAGTAGCGCTAGAATCGCCACCACCTTTGAGCATCGACGCCGTCTGATTGGCATTGAAGATCCGGCTCGGGCCCGTGACTTCCAGCTGAGGCCCGGTTTCGCCAATACCGCCGCCCATGGCGAACGCTGGCAACTGCCCAGCATTCATCTGATCGAGCAGACCCGTACCGAACATGCTTACTGCGGACGCCCGCATGACGTACTCGCCATTCGAGAGCCGGGCAAAAATGCTGTCACTGGTGCCGTTACCAGGGCCCGCAATCAGCCCCCCAGTGGCATAACCTGGAACCTTGATTGCCTGACCTTTCTCCTTGGCCGCGTTAGCAATAGCCTGGGCCAACTGGTCATAGGTGATTGCGCCGCTTGCGAGCTGCCCCTGCCAGTAATCCTTGCCAGCTGCATCGGCCTCCCGCCCCAGCAGCGACTGATACACCGAATCGATCAGCGTGCCGTTGTTGGTTGAGGTTCCATCGGAAGCTTTACCGGTGATGCCCGCCAACGCCGCCACGACGGCGAGGTTCATCGCATTGATGGCCGCCGTAACACCCATCACCGAGTTGTCGACGCCGTTGAGCGCATCCATCTGCGCCTGGGCGAACTCCAACTGCGAATCGAACTGAGCCATCTGAGCGTCATACGCCGCCTTGGCCAGCTCGATTTGCGTCTCCAATCCCTTCAGCGACTTCTCTGCAGTGGTGAGCTGCTTGCCATTGATGCCGTTCAGCTCGGCAACAACGTTGGCCGTGCGACCTTGATCCCGCGCGAAATCCTCCATGGAGCCGTACAGGTCGGTGTTGTTGTTGCTGACCGTATCCAGCGCATCGCTCAAACCCGTGAAGCCCGACAGCGAACCACCGGAACGTGCCGTGGCCAGCGCGCTTTGCAGCGTGGCTTGTGCCTGGGCGCGCAGCATCTTCACGGCGTCATCCGAGTCGCCGCGCAGAGCCTTGAGTGCTGCACCCAGATCGTTGCCGACCGAAGTCAGGCCGCTGACGCTTTCTGTCGCGGTGCTGACCATGTCATTGAGTGAGGTGACACGCGCGTTATAAGCCTCGGTCGTCGCCTTCTGTTGGGCAGAGATTGCACGCTGCAGGGCGCTTTGAGCGTTGCCCGCTACACCGATCAGTTGCTCGGACATCGCTTGCACGGCGGCTGCGGCTGCGTCCGCGCGCTGCTCAAGGATCGAATAGGCTTGAGCCGCATTCCCGGACAGGCTGGTAAGCGTGACGTACATCTGCCGACCCGACTCGGTTGTCCGATCCAGCGCTTCGACCATGTCCCGATACGCCTCACGTGTACCCGGCAGCTTCACGCCCATCGCTTCGAACTGCTTGTTCACTGTCGACAGCGCGTAGTCGGCTTTTTCCGTGTCCGTGTAGAAGTTCTCGAAAAAGGAACTTTCTCCGGCTTTCAGGGCTTCCAGCCCGCCCGCCATGGAAATCAATTGCTCCGCCATGAATCCCGTGCTGACCGACACGTCGTACAGCTTCAGACCCAGCATGTCGAATGAGTCGTTGACGCTGTACAGGTCGTTGACGAACGTGGTCAGCGTCTCGAAGTTGTAATTCTCCAGGCCGGAGTTGGTCGCTGCATTGATCGCCGAAACGGCCGAGTCACCCAAGCCAGAAAACCACTTGTCCAGCTCCTCCTGGATCGCTTCAGGCGTCTTGCCCTGCGTGCTGATCTTGGTGGCCGCCACGTTCAGGCCATCGAATACCGACTCGCTGAGCTGAACGCCGAGTGCCGAAAACAGCCCCATGGAATTGAGCAGCTTGTCGTTATAGGCGGCGCCGAGCGCGCTTTCAGTCTCTGCGTCGAGATCGCTATATCGCGTACGTTTCTTGCTGCTGGAAAACAAGCCCCCTTTTTTCTTCTGGTAAATGTACTGCTGCGGATCGAACTCGCCGTTTTCGACGCCGAGCGAGATGCCGCCGTCCTTGGTCTCCCACGCGCCCCCAAACAGCTTCTTGCCCACCGCACCCCAAACCGCCTGGTGCAAGGTCGAGCCGCTGATGATTGCAGCCAGCTTGCCACCCACCAGCTTGCTGTTGATGCCGTCAGTGATCTCGAAGGCCTTCGACTGAAGGGTCTGCGGAATCATCGAGGCCTTACCCAGCGCAGTGCTGCCGCCACTGGCAAACATCTCGCTCGCGTCCGGGCGCACCCCGGCGTCGTATAGCTTGCCGGACTGGTACATGCCCATGATGACTGCCAGTGGCCACATGGCGGCGGCACTGCTCATGGCGGCACTGATCTGCCCACCGAGCGAAGCTGCCGTAGCTGCCGCTCCCGCTTCTGCTGCCGCGTATGTTGCCGCCGTGGTTGTGGCCACCCCTGTGGTGAACTGCGCACCGATGGCCGTTGCGCCCTCCGTGACTGCGCCCGAAAGCACAGCGCTCGTAACACCTTGCGCGCCAATGGTGGCCGCCGTCTGCGCTGCAGTCGCGCCCGTGAATGTCGATACCAGACTGCTAAAGCCATTCGACAAGGTGCTGCCGATGTTGGAAAGCATGTTGCCGTAGTAGCTGGCACCGCCAGAGAGCGCGCCACTGACGCCGCCGGACGCGTAGCCCGACGCAATGGAAGATCCGACGCCAGTGAGATTGCTCCACGCCGAATACAGGTTTTTGCCGAGGCTGACCATGCCACCCCAGCCGTTAGCATCGCCCGCGGATCCGCCCTGACCCGTTGCGCTACCGAGAAGCTTGCCCCATATCGACGACAAGCCCTGACCATTGTCGGTACCACTCAGCCAGTTGCTGATGGAGGCCAGCAGGGGCTTGGTGGTGAGCATGTGAGCAATCTCGCCCAAGGTCTGCTTGAAACCCTTCTTCAAGTTATCCCACAGGCTTTCCGCACCGCTGCCGATGTTGCCCCAAGCACTGGCAAAGGCCTCGTCGATACGATCGATTGCGCCCTCGGTCATCTGTCCCCAGATCGTGGCCTTGCTGCGATTGACCTCGTACTCGTTGCCAAGCTTGGCGAGGGCATCCTGGTAGCTCGCCGCATTCTCTGGATACAGCGCCATTGCAGCGTTGAGTGCTTCCTGATCAGCGGTGTAATCCTTGAGCAGCTTCGCCTCCGGATACAGGCGATCCATGATTCCGCCAGCGCTACCTGCCTGCTGAACAAGTTTGAGCGCCTCCTTCTGCGCCTCGGTCGCAGCCAGCATTTGTTTATATTCTTCGCTACCGACTTCGATGTTCTTGCCGGCAAGCGCGATCGTCAGCGCCTTTTCCGCGTTGTACGCAGCGAGGGCGTCCGCACCCATCAGCGTGGCTTTGGCCTGCGCGATTAGGTCCGCTGTTTCTTTGCCTAGGTCATAGGCGGATTTGCTGAGATTTAGTTTGTCCTGGGCGTCCCGCTCGGCGGTGAGCTTTGCGATGACTTCAGCGCGAGCGGACGCACCGGTTTTCAGCAGTGCCTCTTCAACCTTTTGCTGCAGGCTGAACTCGCGGGATTTGTCAGTGCCAGCCAGATAGGCAGCAGCCAAACCGGTCGCCGAGGCGATGGCGATATCGGCCTGAGCCTTGAGGTCGGTGAGCGCCTTGGTCTGATTTTTTGCCTCGGTCGCGGCCTCTTTTACTGCGCTGGTCCCGCTCTTTGTCGCCTTGGTAGCCGCATCATCGGCGGTCTTTTGAGCATCCTTCGCAGCGGCAGCCTTGCGAATGGCGACAACCATATCCTCGGTGAGGAGTTTATTTTCCGCGATGAACCTATTGGCCGCTGCAAGTTCAGTCTTGTCCTGGGCGGCACCCAATTGTTTCTGCAGCTGCTCCAGGTACTTTTGCCCAACACCGGCAGCTTCAGCTTTTGCCGCGGCGTTCTCGCGCTCGGCGCGCGTCAGCTCGTCGGTTTCGCCTGTTAGCTGGGAAACGGTGTCCTTTAGCTTGGCAAGCTCAGCATTTGATGTTGCCGCTGCACCGCCACTTTTCTCGAGCGCATCAGCAACCTCTGCAGTGATACCTGGTACTTGCCGCACCTGGTCAGCCACGGCCTTCCAGTCAACAACCATTCCGGTCGCCTGGTCAGCCGATGCCTTTTTTACGATGTAGATGGCGGCCTGGAATTCGGCAGGCAATGGAGCAATGCCCGCCATAAAGCCCGAGGCGCCAGCCAGCCCGGCATTCGTCAGACTGCTTTGAAACTCAAACGCTATCGAGGTGGTTGCGGTCGACAGATCCTCTTGCGCATCCGCGATCGCACTGCGCAGCTCGCGCAACGTTACAGACTGGGTGGCCCGGTCAAGCTCGTTGAATTTTTTGGTGAGTTTGTCGATCGGATCAGAAAGGTCGCCGAGCTTTTTTTCGAGATCACTGGTGTTGTCGCGAAGTGTGAGAAATGCAGTTGCGGCGCCAATAGCAAGCATGGCGATGCCGGCAGGACCTCCGAGCAACCCCATTATTGTGCGGCCGGTACCAACGATGGCGGACTGAGCAGCGCCAACTGCGGCGGTAGCCCGCGCCTCAACCATGCGAGCTTCTGCAAGCTGCAACGACATCTGCGTTTGAACCGCAGTGCCTCTTGCTGCATTTGCTTCTTTCTCGGCCAGGAATACAGCCGTCTGAGCTTTCTTTTGATCCGCCTGCGCGGCAATCAGCACGGACGCTGCCTGTGCTCGGCGCGCCATTGCATCCTCAATTGCCGCCTTCGTTGCAAGCACGGATGCCGCTGCAGAAACCGCAAGCCCACGGGCATACACTGCGAGCGCACCGGCAGCGGCAACGCCGGCGATCTCGGCAATCGCGCCGAAGTTGTCAGCAAGAACGGATATGCCCGAAGCAAGAACACCGGTGCCGTCGGTGCTTTCGTTCAGTTGCCCCACATAAACCGAGAAGGCGTTGTTCAGGGCGACCAGAGCGTCACGCACTGCAACGCCCATACTATCAGCGAGCACACCGTTGGCTTCGGCGCTTTTTTGTAGGCCTTCGGTCAGCGTGTCGAGGCTCAGTTTCCCCTGAGCTCCCAAACTGCGTATTTCTTCAGCCGATTTATTCGTAGCTTTGGACAGCGTATCTACGATTGTCGGCATCGCGGCGAGTATCGCCTGCCAGGAATCGGCCTCAACCTTGCCAGTCTGCAGCGACTTCGAATACGCATCGATGGCAGAGCTGGCCTTGTCAGCAGATGCCGAGTTGGTCACCAGCAAATAGCTGAAGCTATCCATGACGTCCATGGACTGATCCGCGCTGAGGCCCATCGAGCGAAGGCTGTCGGAGGTGCGGATGTAGAGTTCTTGCGCCTCTTCAAGTGGGCGGTAGGTGCGATTTGCGGTGGCAAGCAAGCGCTCTTGCACCGTGTTGTACTCGCCGAAGCTCTTGGTCGCCAGACCAATACGGTCCGACATCTGCGAGTAGGAGTCGGCAGTCTTGATTATGGTGCCGATAGAAGCAGCGCCAATGGCAGCCGCCAAGGCACCCTTGATAAGCCCGCCAGCGCTTTGCGCGCTCGCCCCTGCGCGATCAAACGCAGAATCGATACGCCCAAGATTGGTATCCATTTTACCGGCCGACTGCGCAACTGCCGCTTCGCCTCGGGCGATCTCCTGGCGTAGCTGTGCCGTAGTAGCCTCGATACGAATCAGCATGCCTTGAACGTCGGCGTCAGCCATTTACTTTTCTCCAGGCGAAAAAAAACCGCACAACGCGGTTTGGGTAAATCGGTGTCTAGTCTTTTTTCCTGCCCATGGCCGCGACCCTGAATCCTATCCGGGCCTCCTTGGCCACGGCCTTTTTGTCGATCTTGTCCTTGTCCCCACCACCGCCGAAGGGGTTCGTGTCGATCAAGAACTGACGCTTCGAATCCCAGGCCATGACGATCTCAACGACGGGCGTGTTCCAAGCTTCGCTCGGCGACCACCCCAGCCAGCCGGTGGCTATGTTGAATAGCTCATCGACTACGCTGAGGTCGGGATCCCGCTTTACTCGTTTCCCGACTCGGCCTGCGCTTCCAGCTCGGCGTCACTTTTACCGGCAGGGTTCAAGAAACCTTTCAGGTACGGGATGACTTGGGCGCCGGCGCTATCGATCCCTTCCTCGAACACAGCTTCCTCGATTGGAGTGGCAGCATCTTTCTTGGCCAAATTTACGCCGGTACCGATCGCGACAATGAAGGCGATGGTAGACAGATTCGCAGTGCCCACCGATTGCATTGCAGGCAGGATGCCGCCAAAGCGACCTTCAATCGCTTTCATGGCTTTCAACGTAGGTTTCAGGGTGAAGACTTCGTCGCCGAGGGTGACTTCAACGGTGCCGTGGTTGGTCTTGGACATGGATATTTCTCTCTATCGAATGAAGAAGGGCTGACGCCGCAGGTTGCGGCGCCAGGTGACGCCGACCGATTAAGGCTCGATGATCTCGTACACTTCGGAGTTGATACCTAGGGTCACGGTGCGCTTGAGCACGCCCTCGACACTGATGCCGGTTTTCTTGTTGCTCATGACCTTGGCAGCCATGTAGTCAGTTTCACCGTCGACGTATACGACCTTGATCGGATAGTCATAACGGGAGCGATCCAAGAACGCTTCGACCAACTTGAGCTGGCCAGCATCACCAGCATCGAAGCCGATGGACAGCTCGACCGACCCAGCATCGGCCAGGCCTTTGAGATGCTTCGCTCGGCCTTCCGCCAAGCCGGCAAAACTCACATCGTTGATGGTGTCGCCGTAATCGCCGATGCTTTCCATTTCCCCGACTTCGACATAAATCAGGCCGGACAACAGGGTGATGGCGGCGGCATGATCTTTTGGCAGATCGGCAGTGAGGCGCGGACCGATGTAAATTCGCGTGCCAGCGCCGGTATTGATAGACATAAGCAGTCCTCCTGAGGACAGGTGATAAAGCCGCGTGGCGGCGTTGGTTCAGCGGTTTAGTGTTGGGTGATGATTCGCAGCGTGACGCTACCCATAAAGGTGACGCCGTCCGGCTCGCGGTTTGTTTGTTTGCGATCGACGCGGATCGAGACGACGCGCCCCGTGGTGAGTGGAAGCGGTCTTTCGTGAATGGCCGCATCGATCTCGGCCATCAGGCGCTTCACTTCTTCCTGTCCTTTGAAATCGGACCACACCGACAGGTAGAACAGCCGGATATCGCGCCGGCTGGCCAGCGGGTCGTCGTTGCTCGAGATCTCGTAGTCCAGGGAGACATATGGGAATGGCGCATCCATGGGCACGCTGTCGTAGATTGGGCACGACACCTCGGCGGTGAGCCGGTCGAAGAGCGCCACCTGCAAGGCAAACGATGGATCAGCCATTACCCAACTCCTCGGCCGCGCGCTTCAAAGTGTTGCTGACCGCATGCCTGATGCTGGCCAAGACAAACTCCTTGTTCACGTCGTAGGCCGGCCGAAGCCAAGGGTGCGCCGGGCGAGCCGGAATGTCCGGGTACTTACCGAAGAAATGAGAACCGTCGCTTTTGTTCTTTGTGTCTCGAGCCCCTAGCGCATTGCGTCGGCCGCCCATCTTCGACTTATCCCGACTGTTGGTGTGTTCGCCGCCCGGCTTACTTTTATCAGCTCGTCGGTACTTCTCACCGCTATAGCCCTTGGTGCCGTACTCTAGGAACTTCAGATAGAAGAACCGGCGATTATCCTTCTTGCCCCGCAAGCCGATCTGAGCATCCAAACCCGACTTACTCACGAAGGCTTCCAGCGCTTCCGCCGCCTGGCCGCTGTCGCGAGGCACCAGTTGCTTCATGGTGGCGAGCAGCTTGTCAGCGGCCTCCTGCATTGCTGGTTTCAGCTCGTTGTCCAGTTGCGTGTGGATGTTGCGCAGCGTCTTCCTCAGCTTGAAGTCGCCCGACATGCGAGATCTGCGAGCAGCCATGGCTTACTCCTTGGCGGTCGTCTTGGCCTTCACCGGCTTGGGCGCCGGCTCCTCGGCGACCGCGGGTTCATCGGTCGCCGCCTCCACCACGCGGCGAGCAATCAGTTCGTCACCCAATTGCGCATCGACAACAAAAACGTCGCCCGCAGTGCGGCGACCCATCGGGCCAGAGAGACTGGCCAAAGCACGTACTTTCATTTGGATAACCCCTATGGGTTGGTGACGCTCGAGCACAGAAGCCGGAGCATGGCGGGATCCCTGTCAGGCAATGCTGCCTCGATCAGGTAAGTGCCGGTGGGATGTACCAGGCGCAAGCCTGCAATTATATCGGCCCGATAGCGGACCTTGATTTCGGCGGTAACCATCGCCTCCAGGCGATCCGCCATCGGTGCAAGACGACCTGTGGGGATGCTGATTTCTGCCCAGAGATTGCTGAGTTCGACCCAAGTCTCATCGAAACCGCCGCCGGGGCGTTTTACTTGCTGCGACTGCATAAGCGTGCAGCGCTTGTTCAATGGGCCGGCGCGCATTACACACCCAACCCAATGCGAAGCGGCGTCAACAGGAACCGCGAACCCATTGGTAATTCACTCGCGATAGTTCCGACCACGACATCCTCTCTGTTTGCATAAAGGCTGCCCATGATCAGCAGGCACGCAGCGACAATCGTCTTCGTGATGACGATAGGGTCACTCCCGGCAGTGCCTTCCAGCACAGCAGCTTCCATACTTTCAGAATCGGCATAAAAGGAGCGATTCAGGAACTCCGCAGCACATTCCTCTGCCGCATCGAGAAGAAGCTGAACATGCGACCGATCCTCTTCATCGGCGCGCACATGGAGCATGCCGACTTCGATATCGATAACTGACATGTCACTTGTCCTTTTTCTTGCCCGGGCCAGATGCCTTCTCGGCCGGGCCGGCAGTAATCAGCGCGGCACTTGTCAGCGCCTCAGCGGCCGGTGCCGCTTCGTTCTCCAAGATCACCACCGGCTCATCGTCGGAAGTGTCCAGTTCCGCATAGCCTTTCTGAATCAGTTCACGGCCGTGCTGCTCGATCGTTTCAAATGGGCGTCCCTCGGTGAGGGTCTGACCACCCAGGTACAGCGGCTTCAAGGTTTTCAGTTTCATGACTACCTCCAGTGGGCTGCCGCAAGGGCAGCCCGATCAAGGATCAGGGTGCAGGCGCGGTGAACGAGCCGTAGATGAACGCTTCCGGACGTTTCACGGCCAGGGCTGCACGCTCTTCGCAGCGGATCGAGATCAGGTTCTTCTCGAAGTCGTCGGCGTTTTCCGTGGAGATCACCACGTTCGCGTCTTCACGATCGAACAGCTGGGCGCCGGTCTGGAACGCGCCGGTCAGGAACTTGCCCTCAAAGCCGACAGCCTCGGTTGCCACAACCGGCAAGCCCCACAACACAGGGCCGGCCAGGCCCAGGGGATTCGCCAGAATGTAGCGGCCCAGGGTGTCCTTGGTCAGCTCGATTTTCGCCCAATCAATGAAGTGCAGGACGTGACCGCTGGCCGGGAGACGGGCCAACTGAGCCTGCAGCATGGCCAAGCGCAGATCATCGATGCCGGACTGATTTTCAACTTCGAACGCCGGATCGAAAGCCGAAGCCTGAGGCACGATGCCGTGCAGGTGAACGCCAGTGCCGTCGCCGAACAGGATTTCGGACTCTTCGGCATACTTCAGGCCATAACGCATTTCCACATCGATGGTGGATTGCAGTTGAGCGAAGTCGTCCAGAATCTGCTTGGAGGCCTTGAACATGTGCGCGATGGTCGAAACCGCAGTCAGCTTGGATGCAAAGCTGATGTTCGAGTAAGGCTTCTGGGTTCCTTCGGCCACGACGCGAGCGGCATTGGTAAAGCCGGTCTGCTGAACCCAGAAGATCGCCGGCGAGCTGGTTCGGCCAGGCGCGATCAGGTCACGAATGAACAGGCGCTGCTTCGGTGCCACATCAATGCCTGGCAGGCGTTGCGGCTCGACGACGCCCTGCGCCACATCGGTGGAGAGCAGTGCTGCGCTCACGGGGATGTTGATGCGCTTGCCACCTTCGACGCTGGCCGCGAATGCTTTGAGCGCTTCGCTTTTCACAACAGTCGCACCCAGGCCGTCACGGGACTGCGCGCTGGCTTGCGAAGGTAAACGGGCAAACTCCTGCTCTACTTCGCCGAGCTTCGCCTTGAGTTGCTTTTCAGCTTCGGTTAGCGAGTTGAATTTCAGTGCCAATTCATCAACGGCAGCCTTGGTCTCGGCGGACAAGGCGCCCGCTTTTTTGGCTTCCGTCAGCGCAGACTCTGCCTTCAGGCTGAAGTCGCTGGTCGCTTTGGCCAGTTCGGCAGAAACGTTCTTGAGCAGTTCGGTGGTATCGGTCATGGGTCAAACTCCAGGTACAATTGAGGCTGCCGATTTGAATGAGGCAATGGCCTTTTCGAAGTCAGCAATGGCATCGGCCGGAAGGGCCTGTGGTTCGGTAGCGCTCGGCGTACCAGGATCGGCAGCGCTGGGCGTGCCGGTTTTTAGTTCTTGAATCATTGCCCTGCGCTCGGAGCGGGGCATACCCTGCTTGGCAAGGATCACATCCAGGCGGCGAGCAGCAATTTGTTGCGGGGTTGAGGCCTTAGTGCCGTCTTTTGCTTCGGCACTGTCCAGCAGGCCATCGGCAAAACCCTGCGCCACGGCGTCAGTGCCACCGATCCAGCTTTCGGCATCCATCAGCTTCTGCATGGCCTCCACCTTGCCGCCAGTGCGCGCGGCGTAGATATCCGCCATCGCTTTGTCGAACGGTTCGAGGCTGTCGGCCATCTCACGCAAGCCCAAGCGATTCGCCGCGATGCCGACCCAGCAGTTGTGGATCATCAGGAAGGCACCAAGGCCCATGCGGATTTCATCGCCCGCCATGGCGATGACAGACGCCGCTGAGGCGGCAATGCCGAGAATTTTGACGGTCACCCTGCCTTTGTATTCGCGCAGGATGTTGTAGATCGCCAGGCCTTCGAACATGTCGCCGCCTGGTGAATTGATATTGACGGTGACGTCCCCGCCGTTGAAGGTCCGCAGAATCGCGCTGACCCGTTTGGCCGTCACCCCTTCCCCAGTCCAGTAGTCGTAGCCCACGGCGTCGAACATCGAGATGGTGTTCTCTTCCTCGGCCGCCGCACGAATATCGGGGTTCCAGCGTTCAAGCGCCATCGGCAGCAAGTCCGAGGAAGCACCCGCGCACGGGCGACCCGCCGGCGCCGCTGGCAGTGTTTTGATAGTCATGGTTACTCCGCTGGTTCGGTGGTGCTGAGCCGAGAAATGGAGATCAGGGCGTGAGCCATCGTCGGTGCATCGGGATCGCCGCCGTCGAGTGCCGTGCAGATATCCCTGAGCAGCTCGCGTGTGGCTTCCCGGTCGCCATCTTTGTGCGCATTGAGCGCCTTGGACATGAAGCGATTGAACTTGGCCGAAATGTCCGCGCCCTGCTCGAGGCTCTCCAGCGCGACCATGGCCGACTGCACGGTGAAGATGTCGCCGCCTGGAATCGGCGGCAGATTTTCCAATCGACGAACCTCGTTTCGGCTCATCCAGCCATTCATCAGCGCGGTGTTGTACCAGGCGCCACGGCCGGCACTGTCCGCACGCAGCAGCCCCTCAACCGAGAATTCGGCGAAGAACTCGTCAGCATCGGCATCGCCAATCAGACAGCGCGTGATTTCTTGTTCGATATTCACCAGCAGCGGCCGCAGGCTGTTGGTCAGGAAGTGCAGGTTCTGCGCTTCGACGCTTGCAGCCCAACTGCTCTGCTTGTCCATATGCCCGACCATAAATGGCGGTACGCGGAACCAGCGGCAAATTTCCTCGACGTTGAAAGCCCGGGTTTCCAGCATCTGCGCGGCTTCCGGGTTCATCGTCACGCTTTGGTATTTCAGGCCGGCTTCCAGGACCATGGTCTTGCCAGCGTTCTTCGAACTACTGAAAGCAGCCAAGCTCGCACGCAGCTGCTCGCGCTGTTTCGGAGTAAGCGTGCCAGAGCCTTGGGCAGCGCCGCCTTCAACAGTGAGAAAACCTGAAGCCTGCAGGCCGTTGGCAAAGACTTTCGCCGCGGCTTCCTCCGCCGACATCGCGGCGCCGATAACGTCACGGCCCGTTGTGACGGGAAGCATCCCGCACACACCGTCAAGGCCAAAGCCTCGGATGTGCATCAGGCTCTTCTCGGGAATGTCCCGCTCGGTGCCGTTTTCGTTGTAGGTGTATTTCAGCCGGCCGTTGTCCAGGCGCTTCACCGTCATGCATTGAGGTTTCAGCGGATCCAGTGCCACGATCCGCGAACCGATGTACTTTTTCTCAATGAAGGCATTGCCGCGTAGGCAGATGCTGGCCACCACCATGAGCATGAAGCGTTGCGGGGTCATTTCCGCGTTGGGCGACCGACACAGCACCCGGAAAAGCGGGTGATCTTTGGCCGACTCCCGCGATCCGTCAGGCATCCGGCGATACAGCTTGAGCGGCAGCGTTGAAACCGATTCGGACAGCAACCGAACACAGGCCCAAACCGTGGAAAGACGTACCGCACCATCGACGGTGACGCTTTTGCCGCTGGTCGAAGTACCAAACCACTCCTGCCAGAAAGCTTCACTGGTCAGCCCAACAGGAACGCCGAGCCAACTCTGGAGAGCGGAGCGAATCCGCCCCGGTTTCTTTTTGCTCGCCATCACAGGCCCGCCATTATTGGGTTATCAAAGAAGTCATCCACGTTGCCCCGCGCTAAAGGATTGAGCGACATGAGCGCGACGGCGTTGAAGAAGGCCATCAACGGGTCAATTTTTGCGGTACCGGATGCCTGCTTGGTGATCAGGATCGAGTTGCCGACAGGCACGACCTTCGCGTTGCCGCAACACCAGGCCATCATTGGCTGGCCGCCATGGACAATGCCGCCCTCGGCGAGCTTGCGCTCGGCAGTCTTGATCGCACCGCCGAGCTTCCAGCCCTGGGAAATGCCGATCACCATCTCTTTCGGAATGCCAACCTCGATCAGTGCGTCGAGAATCCCCCCCACGCCGGCAGGGTCGACGCCGATCATGTCGAGCAGACCCGCCAGGTAGATGAGCAGCACCAGCTGAGCAACCTCCTCCACGTCCTTTCCGATGTAATCCACCAAGACCAGATCACCGTCTTTTGCGAAATCGAGAAACCGAGGAGCTTCGCTTTTTCGGCGCTCCAGTACGGTCGGGTGAGCCCAAGCCCTTGTCCACGCCAACCACTCGCGGGTCTTCGCATCGCGGCCAATAGCGGCCATGCCGAGCAAGTCATCAAGGCCACCCCCGTCGATTCCGACGTCTATGACCTCGCAGCGCTCAATCAGCTGCTCCAGCGTCAGCCGCTTGATTTTCCCCTGGGCGATCCAGAATTCAGCACCGGCCCAACGGTTGGCCCGCAGGTTCATGCCGATCTCGACGTTGAGGTGTTTGGCAAAAAACTTGCGCTGGGCACCAGGCTCTTTCTGAGCCTCCTTGACCATCTGATCTTCCAGCCATTCACGGCTGACAGATCGCCCCATGTTCGGGTTGGTGACGTAGAAGTTTTCAGGCTTGAGGTAGTCCTCCGACTCGATCATCGCCGTCGGGTATTCGTAAAGAACACCGAGCGACTTCTTGTCCTGTATCTTGCCGTCCCGCACGTCGCGGTAGTAATCGAGCTTTTCCTTGAACACCCCTGCCGGCGGTTCATCGCTCTGGGTCGATAGGAAAATAACGAAACCTTCGTCCCGAGAGATCTGTCCGCCGGTGGCCTCCATCAGCATGGCGTCAGCGTTCGGCCGCTTGCCGAAAACCCAAAGCTCGTCGATCAGGATCTTGCCGGACTTCTTGCCGGACACTGTGTCGGAGTCAGCCGCCACGACCTTCAACGCAGCCTTGGTGGTCATATGGGTGATCGTCCGGATGTGATCCTGGACGTGGAGCATTTTTTCCAAAACCGGATCGGCGCGCACCATGGCCGCTGCAGGCTTGTAGCTGTTCTGGGCAACCTCGATGGTCGGCGCCAGAATCAGTAGCTCTTCGTTGTCTCGCCAGTTGCGCACCAGGGCGGTGACCATGATCCCGGCGGCAATCGTTGACTTGGAGTTTTTCTTGCTGATGAGCAGGAAGTACTCCCGGATCTTTTGCTTACCGGTTTCTGCGTCATAGGCACCGAAGATCGCGGCGACGAAATCGAAAACCCACTGCTCGCAACACTCGCCGAAGGTGGGCTGACCAGGCACGTCAACCACACGCAATGACTTGAACAGGTCAAGTGCGGCGTCGGCTTCGGACCTGAACAGCGGCGGGAACGGAATCAGGGATTGGCGCGAAAGAATCCGGCGCTCCCAATCGGGACAGGCTGTTGTCCATTCCATTTACTTCACCGAGCGGAGCGGCGGCTTGCTCGTCCCATATTTTCCGGAAGCCGCCTCCTCGGCGGCGGTCTGCTTATCTTCCTTCTTGCCGGTCTCGCCTTTGCGTTGATGCATGAATGGCATCAGCGCCTTCGCCGCATCGACCCTAAGTTTTGCCTCAGCTTCCGGGTCGTTCATGGCAGCGATCAGGAAGGCCTTCGGGTCGGTGAAGGTCAATGCCCTGGCCAAGTCGAAAGTCGGGCCGTCATCCGTGTCGACGACATCAGGCTCGACTGCCCTTGTCTGCTTGGTTGGCGACTTGGCTTTAACATTTTTGTTAATTCTGCCCTTGGCAAGCTCAGCCAGGACGTGTGGGTCTTTTGCGAGCCTCGACCCGGCCGCTGATGCGCTGGAAGCACTGTAGCCAGCGGCTATCGCTGCATCTTTATTGGACGCACCTCCCCTCAAAGCGTCGACGAATGCGCGCTTTTTAGGTGTTAAAGCCATTAACAAAAAACCTCAAAAGGGGAAAAAAACTGCGCGTGCGGTCGAGGGCGGTCTAGACCACAAAGGCTCCAGACTTTCGAGGCACCCCCTGGGACTGGTTCTCATTTGGTCTCTGAGCGGCCGATCTCTGCACCTCAGTAGCCCGCCTGCTCTTCCCGCTGCTTCACGGAGGAGTGACAGGTCGTGCACAGTGACTGCCAGTTGGTGCGATCCCAGAAAAGCGTCATATCGCCCCGGTGCGGCACCTTGTGGTCAACAACATCGGCAGCGGTCACGCGACCGTGTCGATCACAGAGAACACACAAAGGATGGCTGCGCAGGTGTCCGGCTCGCGCCTTCTGCCACGCATACGTGTAGCCGCGCTGGCTGGATGACGTCTTGTCGGTACGCCACGAACCTGGCTGCATGATCGGTAGCTGGTTGCTTTGGGTGCCTACCCGATTACCTAAGGCTTTGAGGCGAGCCATAATCAAGCCTCCAGCGAGATTCGAATCATCGCCATGAGCGCACCGATCAATGCCTTGTCAGACTGCTTGGCAATCGCGATCACATCGGCCTCAGCCTTCATGACCTCAGCCTGATCCTCAGCCGACATCTCGCTGACCATGCCCTTCATCTGGTAGTACTCGGCCTTGTCACTCATGTTCCGCATCCTCGCCGCCTGTCGCGACACAATTTGCAATCTCGCGAAACGTGTCGCGACTTATCGAATATGACTCAATGAATTCACCGACTCGACTACAATCCAAATCCTTTCAAAGGAGTCGACTCAATGAAATTCAGCTGGATCATATTGATACTTTCGGCCGCTTCAGCATCGGGATGTGGGACGATCAATACGACGTTCCGGGATGATGCAGTGGCTAGTAATAAGCTGGCTCGCTGGCATTCCCGTTGTGACTCGGTTCCGCGAATCTACAGCGGTACAGTGTTTGATTACTGCACCCTAGACGCGGAACAACGGCGAAGCACTGGCTTCGATGGATACCCTGCTCCCGCACTGATTGTTCTCGATATGGGACTCTCAGCTGTTACAGACACAGTCTTATTGCCTTATTCCATTTATCTTCAGAACAAGCATGGCGATATCAAGAAGGCTCGGTTCGAGTAGCCCGCGAACTGACTACTTTCATGAGAAACGCGTCGCGACCTACTTGTCCTTTCTTCGCTGGCGACCGGTCGTGAGCTGCATGGCATCACCCACTAGGCGCGCTTGATGGTGATGGTCAGGGTGCGACCATGAGTTCCCAAACCATTTGTCGCACTAAAAACCAAGCGCGGAGTGGGTAACCGAGTCTGGCTTAGGGATTGCACAGGGGTCGATTGTAATGGCCCCAGAGCGTCGGTAATCTGACGCGGCGGCAATCAAATAATGTTCATGACTCAGCGATACGCTTGGGCAGTCCACCGGAGATGTAACGTGTCAACTCTCAATGAAATCGCAATGAACCACGCGAGAATGACCAGGGCAAAGGAAGAAGGCTCGACCAAATTAAGTGAACGGCAGCTTCAACTACTGGGCGGTTTCGAAATGCCAGCCGCTGATACGCAACAGCTAATTCCTTCGCGCCTGTTGGTCACCACACAGGACAGTTCGCTTGATAAAGGTGTCGGCTATTCGCTCTGACTGCGCTTGATCTGGGCGTCAACTTGATCGGCACACGTGTCCAGCAGCTTGATGGCCTTGTCCTTGAGCTCCCACACGTCGCCGTTGTATCGAAGGTCGGCGTCATCGTGGTCTACCCGCTCGCAGGGGATCAGCTCAGGGGCTTCAATTCTTACGGCCTTTGTCTGGGTTACCAGCGCTGGCTTTCCCGCGCAGGCCGTCAGGCAGAGGCTGAGCAGCCCAATCACGAACAGGCTTGCTGTTGCGCTTGAGTTCTTCAAAGTTCTTCTCCGCCTTTCTGGCTTTGGCCTGGCTGGCCTGTAACCGCTTGTTCAGGTCTTTCTGGTAATCGGCGTTGCGCTGGGCTTCGGCACGCAGCGTGGTGATCGTGGCCTGGCTCTCCGTGTTCGCCTTAATGGCGTCATTCTTGCTTCGGGACTCAGCCTCCACCTCGCTACGTAGAGCGACGACGCGTGACTGCTGGATACCGATGAGCAAGATCCCCACCAATGCGATGATGATTGCAGCAGCGAAGGCCTTCATGCCGCATCTGCCTTGCGACCGAGGAACCTGATGATCAGGTCTCGGATCGCTGTGACACCGATGAAGCCAATAGCACCTCCAGCTGCAACGGAAAGGCTCGGCGGCCATTCCATCCATTCAATGATGCTGCTGGCAGAAAGGCTGAGCGCGCCACATATCAACGCCTCGAAGACGATCCGCCATTTGTTTGGCTCTTTGGCTTCGTACAGCACGCGCAACAGAGTAATGGTGAAGGCCATGATGGCGCCCTGCCAAAGCGGCGTGGAAAGGACCAGCCAGACCTGCGCCCAAAAGTCAGGATTTTTATCCGGCATCTTCATTTCTCTGCTCGCTTCTGAGCGACGTCATACGGGCGTGGTCTTTTGTTCGCGAGACAGCCCGTGATATTGATGGAAGCCATGCTGCTTTTCGCTAATCCTTCGGGCAGCGACAGCATCCTCAAACGAGTCGTGGTAACCGAGAAAAGTGATCACGCCACCAGAGGTGATTTTCGCCTCCCACTTTCGCTTCTCTGGATTCCAGCGAACGCCCATCACGCCGGTGCGATTGTCTCGGCGCATCGTTATATTTTTTTGATTTTCGGCATGCTCTACCAGGCGAAGATTCGCCAAACGATTATCCCTGCCATCGCCGTTGATGTGGTCGATAACTAGGGTGTCGTCGATGCTTCCGTGAACGATCACCCAGATGAGCCGGTGGGCATGGTAGAAACGACCCTTCACGCTTACCTGGGTATATTCCTTACCGGGGCTGAGCTTTCTAGTTCCAGCCACCACTCCTGACCGGGTCGAGTTCCACGCCTTAGTGTGCGCATCCGATGAGCCGCCAAGCAGAGGCTTTAACTTCCAGCGCAACAAGCCTGTATCAGGCTCGTACTCGAGCATCGCACACAGATCTGCTTGGCTCAGGCTGATTGGCCTTGCCATGGATTTTCTTGGCATGGACTTCATCCGGCTTCCTCCCTTGTGGGGAGCGTAATAAACTCGGCCCTAACAGCACTCCCAGCTCAGGGCTATGGGTGTGGGGAGCCGAAAACGAAAAACCCCGGCTAATGCCGAGGTCAAAAATAAGGTGATCCTGACCAGCCAGGACCCAGCAGTCGTTCAATCATTTTGGAATCTTTGCAAACGCAGTCGATCACAACCTCAGACGCAAAAGGGAGGCGGCATGAGCATCGACATTTTCACTATTCAGTATCTGCTACACGGCGAACCAAAAACCTTCGTCATCAGAACGAAAGGCATGAACACCGCTGACGCATGGCATTGGGCAAGCTGCGATGTCGGTATCGCGCCGATTCCAAAACCTGGTCGACCGCCTCTTAAAAAGTTTTCCAAACCGATGGCCGAAAGATATGGCATCGCCGATGTACGGTGGCGAGCATCTGAATCGGTCGACTGGTCGGATACGGCCACGTCGTGATTGTGGATATGAGAATACCCAAGGAGGCGCTTACTAGAATTCGGTGAGGGACTTTCCCCTCCTGTCCGTCAGCGCTACTTCAGGGTGATGGAGCAAGAGCACGCTGACTGCCGGTGTTTATCGCACCACCGTACTGACCGGCTTATCGGTGTCCAGACATCCCCAAAGGGCCACTCTGGCAATGGTCATCAACAACATTGGCGGAAGGTGAAAGAGTCGAACTCTTACCGTTTCCGATAGCTCCGGGTTCAAACCGGATTGCCCACCACTGGGCGCCACCTTCCCAAAACTGTCTAAACGGCTAGGTCCTAAGGTATCTTGCGCGCCTTATTGACCAGGAGATTCTCGTGATGAGGGTAAAACGCACATTGGAAACTGATCGGTTTGAGGTTCAAAACGATGCAGGAAAAATCTACACCATCGTTGAAGAGACTCAGCAGAACGGGATCATCTCGAAAGGCAGCACGGAGTGGGAAAACGGAGCTAAATCCTACCGGATCGTGGATAACGGCTATTCCACTAGACTCAGCGAGACGACGTTTCATAACTCTAGAACAGGCGAAACCTTGACTCGCACTATGCGCGACTGAGCCCCTGAACCTGCAGGCTTCGTCACTAATGCCTACCGGTATAAAAAAGCCCGACGCGATGTTCGGGCTTTGTCTGTTGTGTCGCGCTTGAAAAGCTGAACACGGTGCCATGAAAACAGGTGTTTATCCGGCAGGAAAGAACTTTTTATGCTGCGAGGCGAATTTGCTCGATCGCGCAATCAATCCATGCAACACCAGCCTTGATCACCTCCCGCGCTGAGCGTTCGGACATCCTCGCCGACTCGCCAACCCTGACCATCGTCCACTTCGCACCGAAGTACAGCCAGATGAAATTACCCATCTGCTCGTCACGCTGGGCCAGCTTGGCCACCGCGCGATCAACCACCAAGGCGGTATCATCCGTGACGCAATAGTTCTTCACGCCGCCCTCGGTCACGTTGTTGTCACGGATCAGCGCATACAGCGGTGACACGTACCGAGGCACACCCATTCCATCCATGCGCCACCAACCCCACTGCTCCAGCAAGTATTCCGTGTCACCCAATGGCTTATCTGCGTAGGTTCGTTTTTTCATGCTGCCTTCCTCGGGTTTGGCTCATCCATGCCGAACAGCTCCCGCAGCAGCTTGTTGGCGATCTTGTTTTTTGCGTTGCCTTCAGTGATCCAGCGCCGGGCGAACTCCTCGAAACCCAGGTTGGCGCGGGACGCGTGCCAGTCGGCAATAATGTCCATGAACGCCGCCGACCCGATCCGGCCATTGGTCTTTTCCAAAAGCAGGCGATTGCCCTGTTTCAGGAACTGGCACTCGACTGGGGTCAAGCTTTTGCGCGGCAGCGCCGCTGTTACGTTGTTCATAGCGTGGCACTCCGAACTTCCAGATATTCGTTGGCACTGATGTTGTTGCGCGATTGGGCGTAGACAGCAAAGCTCCACGTGCGATACGCGTCCGCCGGAGAACTGCCGATACCTACCCAAGGGTTGTCCTTGACGAAGCACCAGTAGGTGGACTGACGACCGATGATCGTTACCTTCGGAAGGCGTCCGGTGAACCCGATCTTGTGCTGAGCCAGCCAACCCTCGACGGCCGGCCAAATGATCGCTTGCTCGGCTTTGGCGAACGCTCCCTTTCCACCGGTGCTGTAAACCTCAGCGAGCCCATAGTCTTGGTTCGCCACCCACAGAATGAAACCGGTAGGCACGTGCCCGAGTTCGTACCCCTTCATCTTCCAAACCCAGTCTTCCGGAAAGTCACGGATCGAGGCGGCAATGCGCTCGGCTTCCGGGTATTTGGGCGCTTTCACAAGCACCGCACCTTTCGGGAGAATTTGTGCCTTGCCGTGTTCCAGCGATAGCGGCTGTTCAACCTCCACTTTCATTGTTTCGTCAGTTGGCGCGCCAGCGCTCTGGGGCAAGTGAACGACGACGTGGCCCGGTTCGAGCGATCTATCACCGGTCAACCGGCGAAACAGCTTTTGCACTCCGGAAATCATGCTTTTTTCCCCCTGTACTGACTGGCAAAGGGGCGGCCCATCTCGACCTCCTCATAGGTTGGCGGCTTGCCTTCGAAGTCGACAAATCGAACAAACTTGCCCTGCTGCTGAACCAGGCACGAACCCACTCGAGCGTGGCGAACCTTGCCCACGATCAATTCAGTTACGCCGTTCTGCCCTTCCTCGCTCTCCATGTCACGGTGAACCAGAATCACCACGTCAGCGTCCTGTTCGATCTGTCCGGAGTCACGGATATCGCTCGGGCGCGGTCTCTTGTCCGGGCGGTTGGTAGAGCCTCGGTTGAGCTGGGCCAGAACCACCACCGGGATTTTGAGTTCCTTGGCCAGGTTCTTCAGAGCTGTGGATATCTTGCCGACCTCCAGAGATCGGTTTGAATTGCTCTCGGCGGTGATCAGTTGGATGTAGTCGATCAGCAGAATGCTCAGCCCTTCCCGGCGCTGACACTGGCGAGCAATTGAGCGAATGCGGGCTACCGTCATGCCTGCCTGATCGTTGACGAACAGCTTGGCTTTGTTGAGCACGCTGACCGCGCTAGTGATCCTTGGCCAGTCATCGTCATTGAGGTCGCCGCTGTCCAGCGCGCTCAAATTGACGGAGCCGATAGAGGCAATGCCGCGAGTGATCAACTCTTCTTTGGTCATCTCCATCGAGAACGCCAGACCGACACCATCGAGCTTGCAGGTGACATGCTGGGTGATTTGCAGGCCAAGGATCGTCTTACCAGACCCCGTTAGCCCGCCAACCACGACCATGTTTCCAGGGCGCAGGCCGCACACCAGCTCGTCCAGTGCACTTATGCCGGTAGATACTCCGCTAGGAATGGTCTTGTTGTACTTCGCGTCAATGGTGTCGACCACCGTGGTCAGGATGTCGCTGGCCTTGTAGTAATCCTGCTGGCCATCGTCGTCCAGGTCGCGCAGGTCCGCCGTAGCCTGCTGGGCCATGGCAATGACCTCGGTGAGCGGCATCTCGTCCGTTGCTTGATCGCGGATCACATCTGCGGCCTGAACTACCTGTCGGAGAACTGCCCGCTCACGAACAACGCGAGCGTAAGCCTTCCAATTGGCCGCGCTCGGCACGCTCATGGCAACTTCGCCAGCGTGAACGATCGTCGGCTTGCCGCTGGGCAGGTTCTGGCGGCGGTCACTCAATGTGACGACATCGATGGGAACCCCAGCGGCGTGACAATCGATCATGACCTGATACAGCGCAGCACTCTCCAGGTCGTGGAAATCAGCCACGGCGACCCGACTGGAAATCTCATCGAACAGATCGGGCTTGAGCAGGATTGCCCCCAGCACACCAAACTCAGCCTCATCGCTAAACAGTTCGCGACTCATGCCGCACCTCGTGCCGAAGCCCAGCGGAACACGACCACGACACCACTTTTGTCTCGCAGCCGGTCAACGGCACGATCCCCGAGGCATTGGCGCAACTCGGTCACGCCCAGGTTGCTCACCACGATGGTGGGCTTGATCTTTTCGTACCGGCCGTTGATCACCTCGAACAGCACCTGCCGCTCGAAGTCGGTTCCGTGCTGGACACCTACCTCATCGATGACCAGCAGGTCCGGCCTGATCAGGTCGGCATAGACATCAGCCTCGGTACGGCCGCGATTTCCGAAGGTGGCCTTCACGTCACGAATGATTGAGCCGGCGGTGGCGTACAGACCCCGAAGCCCATCGTGAGCGTGTTCGCGAATCACCTCCTGCAGCATGGCGGTGCTCAGGTGGGTTTTCCCCGTGCCCACCGTGCCCAGCAACATCGCGGACCGGCCAACGGTGAAGTGCTCTTCGAATGCCTCGACGAAACCGCAGCACGCTGCCAGCGCCTGAACCTGTGCAGGCTCACGTGCATTCCAGTTGGTCAGCGTGCAGCCCATGAAGCGATCAGGAATGGCAGCGTCGAACAGGCGTTCGTTGAGTATCCTTTCGCGATAGATACCCGCCGCCGTCGACCGCTGATTCAGGTCTTGCGAGTGGCGTGCGTCGAAGTGGCAGCGGGGGCAACCGAACCAAATCGGATCGGCGCCGAACTGTTGCACCAGGTTGTCAGGGAAGCGACCATGCTCACGGCAATCGCCCGCCCGGGTCTCAAGGGTGTACTTGGGTTTTGTGGTCATGGGTTCACGCTCGCAATTCGGTACGTGCCATCGGCTTGCCGCTCAAGGCCGTCTTCGTGGTTGATCTGGTCGAGGCCGATGTGGCGGGATGGTTTTCCGCCAGCGGGCGTCAATTCATCCGTCCAGCGCTCACCGTTGATCCAGGTAGAGGCGTTCGGGATGTACCGACCCTGATCCTTTGTCCAATCCTCGGAAACACAGTGACTGCCCAAGGCGGTGATCAGGGTCTGGTGAAGCTCCTCGTTCGGCTTCAGCTTCGCCCAGGCCTTGGCGGCGTCCTTGCGACTTTTCTTTTTCGGGTACAGTTTCCAGAACTGATCGAAGCCCTCTGCCGTATCTGCAATGACCGTAGGTTTAGGTTCCTTGACTGGTTCAGAAGAGTGACTGGTTCTGGGGGCAGCTCCTGCCCCACCCCCTGGGTTATCTCCTGCCCCAGGTGGGTTATCTCCTGCCCCACCCCCTAGGTCAGGAACTGACCCACCATCAAGCGACAAATGGAAAACGTTCGACTGATTCAGTTCGCCTTTTCGGCGGTATTCCCTACGAAGCAACCCGGCCTTTTCCAACTCTCGGATATGCAACTTCACCGTTGAGCGGCCGATTTCGCACTGGTCAGCAATGTGCTGGTAAGACGGCCAGCACTCGCCCTGATCGCTGGCGTTATCCGCCAGCTTGACCAGCACCAGCTTGCGCAGCGGGTTTCCGACTTTCGTTTTCATGGCCTTAACCATCAGATCCATGCTCATGGTCAGATCTCCAACTCGGCGCAGACGCGGCGGATAAAGGCGTCATACCCCTCGGCCATCACGAGCCCCTGATCTTCCAGCGCTTGGCGGTAGGCCTTGGCCGATCCATACAGAACCCAACGATCGCGCTCTGGCAGCCCCCTGAATTGGCTGTAGCTCGGCCACGGTCCGGCGATCACCGATACCGGGCCTTTCTCGGCGGTTGTCGTTTGCGGGAGGCGGTTCATTGCAGCGTCTCCCCAGGCTTGCGGCCGATATGGGCTGCCATCGCCTCTACTGACCCACCAGACAGGCGTAGCACCAGACACCGCAGCGCAGTTGTCGCATCGATGGAGAACGTGCGCGCCTCATCAAGCGCCAGCCCTATCGGCGAATGATCCATAATCAGGGTTCGCGTGCGATCGCTGTAGTTGAACGCTGCGCAAGCCAGTTGTTGATCGGTCAAGCCATCGAACGCTTCGTCCGGCAGGCACTCGGCCGGGTACGCGACGACGGGGATTTTGTTTTCAGGGCGCGGCTCGCCCCCCAGCAAGTGGCGACTCATTGCGTCGAAGTGATCCTTAGCGACTTGCGCGACATCGTGTCCGGTGCGACGCCGGAATAGGACCTTGAGCGCGTAGAAGGCGCGGTAGAGGTCAATGTGAGTGTCATCGCCGTTTTCGATGAAATACTCAGGCTCGGCGATCACGTCCAGCACGTCCTTCACGACCTCGAAGCATTTCAACAACAGCGCGGCGTCATTGTTTTTTTCGAAGAGGGCCTCGTCGATGTGCTCCACTGGCAGCGTCGATGGAAATTCAATAACGTTTTTCATTGGGCACGCTCCAGACGCTCAACTAGATTGCGCAACTTGCGCTTGAGCCGTGTGGTGAGGGCGCGCTGATCAAACCAGCGGCTGTACGCCCCCTGGGTGAACTCCACGACACCGCGATATGCAGGGTCTTCGAAATCGAAGCGGGTACGCTCGCCATTTCCTGGCCGGCCATGCGCCTGAAAATAAGTCGCGTACATCGCGCTCAGCTCGCGCTTCAGCGAGTTGCGCAGGATTTCGGCCTGCTGGAAGTCAATGGCGGCCTCGGCGATCAGGGTCATGAGTTGTTCGTAGGTAGGTTTCTTGTTCATGCTTGTTCTCCGTCGGCGCCAAACAGGTCAACCAGATCAATATCAAAAACGGCTGCCCAGGCAGCAGCCGGCCAGGCTTTAACGCCCTCGGAATAGCGCTTGTCTGGGACGGTCTCCGGGGTTACACCATTCGCCTTGCACCACCGGCGAAGGTTGACGAAGCTGAAACGCCGGCTGAGGGCGGCTTCGACCTTGAGAATGGTGGCGTGCCGAGTGCTGAAACCAAGCTCGTCACGCAGGCGCGCAGCCTCTCGCACAGCGGCGCTTGCTGTGGCCATGGCGGTTGCTTCACGTTTGGCACCGATCTGCGCCTTGGTTGCAATGGCGTGATCGCGCTGTTCGATGGCGAGCTGTTCGGAGCGCTTGGACTCCAGTAAGTGCTCCAAAGCTTGGATGTAGTTTTGAGGCAAGGCTGGCGCCTGCTGTTGACTCTCAAGCTCATTGAGTCGAGCCAGAACTCGACGGCGAACACCTTTTGACTCGCGCATCGCAACCAGCTTGCACTGATCACGAGTGAGGCGAAGAGCCTCGGACGGGCGCCCAGGTCCATCCGCCTTTATTACGAAAGTTTCGTAATATTCACCATCCAGCTCATCGCGGCACCGCGCAACAAAGTCGTTGTGCCGGACTTGCGATTCTCCGAACTCAGCGCGAGCCTCATTGACCAGCACCAGCAGGTCGTTCGTGGGCATGGTGACGGCATGGTCGTCTTGGAATTTGGCGATGGTCATATAGCGACTCCAGCCATAGTGACGAGGGTTTCGGGCGTCTCACCTGTGAGGGCAGCAAGGCGGCCAAATACGTAGTTGTGGATATCGGCAGAGCTAGCCCCTTTTGCATCGAAAGCGTGCAGTGCCATCAATGCACCTATCACGCGCTGGGCTTGGGCGAGTTTCTCCGCTGGATCGACAGTGAGCTCGGCGCGTCGCAGAAACTCGTCAATCACTTCGAGCGCAGACCGACGCTCAATGCAGCCTGCGTTGAATGAGCCGTATAGCCGCCAAGGCGAACTTGGAAGTGGACGCTTGGACCTCTGGATAGTGGCTTTCATCGACATGCCTCCACATTGACCGCATCGTGAGCAGCGCCGGCGTGGCGATGCGGCCATAAGAAGTTACGACTAGCAAAAGTGATCGCTTCGAGACGGGCCTCGATTTCCGTAGCCATCGGGTTAGTCCCGCCGCCAAGTGCGGGAACTACCTGCGCCAGCAGGATTGAACGCAGCTCGTTAAACACAGCGCGGGCCTCATTCATGCGTGCCATGTCTTCTGGACTGACAAGCACGTCGCGCAGGATTTCACCCTCAATAACATTGAGGTCGATGAGTGACAGTGATGTACTCATGTGCGCGCCTCCGCAACCCGCGACACGTTTTTGGTATTCGCGTTTTGTGTCGCGGAATAGATCTCTTCGACTTCTTCCGAGGCTCGCGCAATGACGTCCTTGATCCATTCGCCACCGCTACAGGAAATCTCCAGAGCATTAGCCACCAGGGAATCCAGAGGGGAGTTCTCGATGGTTAGAGTTCCAGTAACTTCCAGCTGGTGAGTGAGATGCCGGATGATGCGCTCGGCGCATTGCAGGTCTTCCAGCATGCCTTGGGCGCAGTCGGCTGCTTTTCCGAGTTGAGCCGTCATTGGGCAGCCCTTTCGTCTGCGGCCCGATGCAAGCCGTATGAACCCGCATCCATAAGCGCCTTCCCGACTTCGAGAAGGCAATGAATGGCGTAAAGGTCATCAGCATCGGGCTCGCCATCAATAAAGCGGTTAACCATGCTAATGGTGGAGGCAAGGAGTGAGCTACCGACGTTCACAGCATCAATCGCTGCAACGTTTGGGTTGACGACGAGCATCTCGTGGCCGCCACGGGCGTAGAACGCCGTATCGCTCACCAGTGGTTTTACTGTTCTATCCAGTTGCGTTTGGTTTTGGGTGGTGCTATTTTTTGGGCGTGACATATCGTCTTCTCCGACGAAGATTCAAAGAAGTCCCTGCTCGACACAGGTGACCGATTAAGAAGCCAGCCTCGACAGCTGGCTTTTTGCTGTCTGGGGTTTAGCCAGACAGCAAATACAGGGATGGGCAGGCGTTCATGCCGAAGCCTGCAGGTTGTGGTTTTCTGGGCTGTCCAGGGCGAGGATCATCTGAAGATGGTTCCGTCCGCGCTCCACCTCGGCGATCAAGCCAGGTTTCTCGCGCTTCCAATCAGCGAGATCACGGCCGCTTGCGCTTGCCCGCGATTGACGATCATCAAGTTGCTTACAGGCGTGGTTGAACCGCCCCATCGCAGACGGGAAACCGCGAAGAAGCGCATCAATCTGCGTGTCGCACCAGACAGCGAAGTCGTCATCGAGCCACTGCGCGAAACGCACACCCAACTTCGGATGCAACCACGTCCCTGCCTTGCCGCGCCCCCTGACAGTCTCGACAAGTTTGAAGTCCGAAAATCGGACCTCATTGGTGAGGTGCCTTGTCATAGCTGCCATGTAACTCTTGGTGCTTGGAAGCTCCAGCCATTTGATGGGTTTCTTGCCGAAGCGCTTAGCGACTTCGGTGGCGTTGATCCAGCCGTCAGTGTTGAAGCGCACAAGTTGGCCCTGATACTCGAACGGAATGACGTTGTTCATCATCAGGCCACCTCGGTACTGGATGGATGAACAGGGACATCTGAACCTGACGCCTCAGACCCTGCGGGATTATTATTTGTGCATTGGTTGGGCGAGCTCTGTCGCCTCTGGCCAGGGAACGGTTTTTCTTCGAGGGCGGACAGATTCCCGTCGTCGGACACGATCACAAAAATGGTCCGCCCTTCACGGATAGCCTTGCTCAAAGAGCCTTGGCTCATTCCAAGCTTCTCGGCTGTCCCGGCATGTCGCTTTGCTGCGTATTCAGCAAGGGGAATTCGTTGCACCGGAGTGACTCCACTATTTCGGTTCTTTTTAAATAGTGCTGGCGGGATTTTTTAAAGTCAATGCTTGCGGGATTTGAATTTCAATACCGCCGGACATAAGGTTCTCCTCATGAAAAAGAAAACCCTGTCACCAGAACGGCTTGAAGAGTGCGCAGCCCTCAAATCAATCTTTTGGGATAAGCGAAAAGAACTTGGCTTAACTCAGGAAAAGGCGGCGGAGGCGCTGGGCATGAACCAGGGCTCCTTTAGCCATTACTTGAACGGGAGAAACGCGCTAAACGTCGAATTTGCTGCGAAAGCAGCCAGGCTTCTCGGCGTTCCGGTTTCGAGTTTTAGTCCTCGTCTGGCAAGCATTATTGAGCTGATGGGAGAGGCCAATGCTTCTTTATCTGAACAGGCGTATGAGCACGTGAGGGCATTTGCTGAGCTCTCAGAATCGAATGTGGCGCCCACGCAACAACCATGGAAGGCAGCAAGGAGCTATCCATTGATTAGTTGGATTGCAGCGGGTGATCGTGCAGAGTCGCCGGACAGCTATCGCGCAGGTCACGCAGACGAGCATCTCGACTCAACCGAAAATGCTGGCGATAGCGGTTACTGGCTCGACGTCAGAGGTCCGTCGATGACGTCCCAGACAAACCCAAGCTTTCCCGAAGGGACGAAAATACTGGTCAAGCCCGAGGGCTTTGATCTGATCAGTGGTAAGTTCTACATCGCACGGCACCGCGATGGAGAGAAAACCTTCAAGCAATACCTGTATGACGCGGGCACGGAATATCTAATCCCGCTCAACGCCGCATACAAGCCCGTAGAGATTGATGATGACTGGGAGATCATTGGTCGCGTTGTTGATGCAAAAATCCCAGGCCTGTAAAAAATAATCCCGCAAGGATTGACACAAATAAATCCCGCCAGCACTATAGCCACCAGAACCAATTTTGGTCACAGGTGGCTCATCATGCAATTCATCAGCAACGGCACATGGAAAGGTAATCTCGGGCTTGGCCTCGCAGAGCGCGAGCTGTCCTGCCTGCTAGGCGTTGCTGCCGGCCAGACTGACAAAGAGATCGCCAGGCACGACGGGCTCTCGCCTCGATCTATCAAGGGTCGTATTGAGAGCTGCATGCATAAGCTTGGCGTCTACAAACGACCAGCATTGGTGGCGGAAGCATTCCGCCGAGGACTGATCAGTCCATTGATCATCACCTTATGCGCAATTCTTGTTGGTCAGTCGGCCACCAATGACAACTCATTTAACCGAGTCCGTAGACCAGGCGAGCGCCGCATTGAAACCCGCGTGGCCGTGCGCCGCATCGAGGTTGCCCTCACCGCTTAACCCAGCCTGATTTTTGCGAAAGCCAACAACGCGGCGGGCCTTCGCTCGCCCTGGAGAAAGGAAATGTCACGTAAACCCCTCGCCCCGCTCCAGCTGTTCAAGCTGCTGATGGCGGTCCTGATTTACATCAGTGTGTCCGTGGCTTGGCTGCTGTTTGCCGCCCGCGACCTGATCAGCAGCAGCTCCGATCTTGAAGTCGTCGCTGGCTTCTTCGGCACGTCGTTCTGGTTCATCGCCACGGCCTGCCTGGTCCTGCACATCATCACACCAAAACCCGGCCAGCCGGCCAACACCCAGGAGAAAGACCAATGAAGCGGATCGCCGCCATTGCAATGCTGTGCCTGCTCGCCGTCACGGCGGGCTGCTCGAAAGTCCCCGCAGGATACACGGGAGTCATCGTGAACCTGATGGGCAGCGAAAAGGGCGTGGCGCCCACCGAGGCCACCGTCGGCTACAAGTGGCTGACGCCGAATGAGGAGCTGTTCTTGTTCCCGACGTTCGCCCAGAACTTCAACCTGCAGCAGGTCAAGTTCCAAGACCGCGACGGCATGACGATCAGTGCCCCGATCGGCATCACGTTGCGGGCCAAGCCTGGTGCCGCCCCGCTGCTGTTCCAGACCTACCGTAAGTCCATGGACGAGATCATCCAGGTGAACGTTCCGCAGGTGGTGCGCAATGCCTTCAACAACGCGGGCTCGAAGGTCAAGGCATCCGACGTTTACGGGCCGGGCAAAGAGGCGTTCCTGAAAGCAATCGAGCAGCAGGTGCAGCAGCACTTCGACAGCAAGGGCATCGTGGTCGAGTCGCTTTACTTGAATGGCGAGATCGTGCTGCCGCCTCAGGTGGTGGAAGCCTTGAACAACAGCATCACCGCCACGCAGAAGGCCCAGCAGCGCGAGAACGAGCTGCGCCAGACCGAAGCAGAAGCGGCCAAGGTGCGCGCTGCCGCTCAGGGCGACAAAGACGCCGCCATCCTCAAAGCCCAAGGCGAAGCCGAGTCTCTGAACATCCGTGGTGAGGCGCTGCGCAAAAACCCGGGCGTAGTTGAGCTTAACGCGATCGAGAAGTGGGACGGAAAGCTGCCGGTATACATGACCAGCGGCAGCGCCACTCCATTTATTGGCATCGGCAAGTAAACGACCACCCAAAGCCGATGGCGCGAATCTGCTCCATCGGCCAGGAGAACCGCATGAACACCAGCAAATTCGATTCAAGAACAGCCGACAAATTTGTCGCGCGCCTTCCTGACGGCCTGCGCGCAGAGATTGAGGCAATCGCCAATGCCAGTGACCGCAGCATGAACGCCGTGTTTGTTCAGGCCGTTCGGCAGTACACAGACGGTCAGAAGCGCCAGCAACTGTTGCTCGATGCTCTGGCAAACGCTGCCACTTCCTGTATGCATATCGACGACCGCGTGCAGATGGCTGCCAATGCTCGGCGTTATGAGTGGCTGCGGGATCGGCAGATCATCGATGACCCCGACACCGACATTCTGGTGATGGCGGGCGATATCTACTTCACCGGCGCCGAACTCGACAAGACCATCGACGACGCGATGCGCCTGGCCCGCCTCGAGGAGTTGCATCCATGCGAGCAATGATCATTACCGCCCTTCTGTTGGTCGTCGGCCACGCCGGCGCCAACGAGCAAGTGATCAGCGTCCAGCACGACAGCGCACGCGGCGTGACCTGCTGGATCTTGAACAACACTGGCATCAGCTGCTTGCCGGATAGTTCGCTCCCAGAGAGCGGAACTATCGGGCGTAAGGCAGGCCGGGCGTCTCAGGCCAGTTCAGTGACTGAGAAAGGGCTTTCGGTGGCCACTCCGCTCCCACAGGACGAGAGGTTCAAGCTATGACCAGTCCGAACAGTTTTCTGGAACGCGACCGTGAGGGCGTCACCGGAGGCAACGAGTTTGCAAGCCTGGGCGCCCGCCTCGTTCGTTTCGGCCAGGCCCTTCAAGAGCCCAGCACCACCGTCAGTGAGTTATCCAGGCTGGCCGGCGCTTGCGGGATCTCGTTCAAACTCCGCGCCGTGGCCGACTCCGAGGAGCGGAATCATGAATGAGAGGTTTTTTGGAGGAGCCTGCGGATTCAGCTGCAATGCTGCGCGCCTTGTCCACTCCCCACGAAAGCGCGGCAGTCATGGTCTCGTCGGTTCGCTCGGTGTACGCCTCTTCATGAATGATGCGAAGACTTTCGGAGTAAACGCCCAGAAACAATTGGGTAACACCCTGTCGAGAAAGTCTTACTTGAACATCAATAATGATTCCGTCGCTAACAACTTCACTATGAGTTCTGTGGTGAAGCTCGCAATCGGCCCACAACCAAAATGTCGATCCTCGATGTGGCATGTTCTTCCTGCTCCTATACCTAGAGACCATTTTGGAAACAAAACCGAACCGCTTAAATACTTGCAGTTATTCATGGAGTCAATAGCGTCTCATAAACGATACAGATGTAACGTTTTAGCAGCTCCATTGATTGGTATTGAAGAAGGGCGGTCCATGGCTAAGACAATTCTGCGGGTTCGCCAGGGAGCGATCGCCTACTACCTGAACGAGTCGTCTACCGGTGCCAAGAACAGCGGTCGTCGTTTCATCTTGAGTCGCACCAGCGACTACGGGAAAACCAAAGACGGCTGGATCAAGGTCAACACTGGCGAACACCAGGCGCTGCTGAATATCGCTGGTGACATTGAGCAGTTCTACGCCTGCGACAGTCTTTACGCAAGCAAGCCGCATCGCTCACATGTGGACCGCCATACGACTCGAGGTTTGGCCGGCAAGTGGAAGGGCGTGGCATTTCCAGCTCGCATGACGCATGGCCGTGACGCGACACAATCCACGGATAACGAAAACGTGTCGCGACACGAACAGCGGTGAAGCTATGCGCTACGTGACCGTCAGGAAATTCGCCAGCGAGTCTGGCTACACAGAAGACGCGATCCGCTCAAAGATCCGTGACGGGATCTGGCGGCTCGGTGAGATATGGATCAAAGCGCCGGATGGCCGGACGCTTCTCGACATAGAAGGATATGAGTCATGGGTAGAGGCGGGCGGGGAGTTCGGGCAGTCTCCGATTCGAGCATCGAAATCACGTTCATGTATCGGGGCGTCCGGTGCCGCGAGCGGATCACGCTCAAGCCCACCGCCACTAATCTGAAGAAAGCCGAGCAGCACAAGGCGGCGATCGAGCATGCAATATCGATCGGCACCTTCGACTATTCGGTGACATTCCCTGGCTCGGCCCGGGCGGCGAAGTTCGCGCCCGAGGCCTCCCGTGAAACCATGAACGGTTTTTTGACCAAGTGGCTCGAGGCGAAGAAGAAGCACGTCGCGAGCAGCACGTTCGATGGTTATCGAAAGCTGGTCACCCTGCGCCTGATCCCCGCCCTGGGCGACACCATGCTCGTGGACCTGAAGCGGAAGGCAGTGAGGGACTGGCTCGACACGCTGGAGGTGAGCAATAAGACGCTGAGCAATATCCAGAGCTGCCTACGCTCCGCGCTGAACGATGCCGCCGAGGAGGAGTTGATCGAGCTGAACCCGCTGGCTGGCTGGACCTATTCGCGCAAGGCCGCGCCGCCAAAAAAAGACGATGTCGACCCTTTCAGCCCTGAAGAGCAGCAGGCGGTGTTGGGCGCCCTCTCCGGCCAGGCGCGCAACATGATGCAGTTCGCCCTATGGACAGGATTACGCACTAGCGAACTGGTGGCGCTGGACTGGGGCGATATCGACTGGCTGCGGGAAGAGGTAATGGTCAGCCGTGCGATGACCCAGGCCAGCAAGGGAAAGGCGGAAACAACGAAGACCGCCGCCGGGCGCCGAAGCGTGAAGCTGCTCAGGCCGGCGATGGAGGCATTAAAAGCACAGAAAGCGCACACGTTCCTGGCGGACGCCGAAGTGTTCCAGAACCCGCGCACACTCGAGCGCTGGGCTGGCGACGGGCCGATCCGGAAAACGATGTGGGTGCCGGCGATGAAGAAGGCTGGTGTTCGGTACCGGAGGCCGTACCAGACCCGGCACACCTACGCGTCGATGATGCTGTCTGCCGGCGAGCATCCAATGTGGGTGGCCAAGCAGATGGGACATACCGACTGGCTAATGATTGGCCGCGTGTACGGACGCTGGATGCCATCAGCGGATGTCAGTGCGGGCAACAGAGCAGAAGAGCTTTGGAGTGCAACACCAGATGATGGAAATAATGTTGAGGGAAGATTTGATCCTGCTGCTCGATGATCAGGACGTTTGGAGGCTATAAAAGACAGCTTGGTCGAGCCTTTACGAAGACGAGAAAGGCCGATCTATGACAGCAATTTTCGGCGCCCAACTAATGACAGCTTTTCGACAGCATTCTAACGCCACCCTTTATAGCGCGCGGCATACAGCGCAAGGGACGCGGGTTCAAATCCCCCCGGCTCCACCACTTCATCATCTAAAGACGTCCACGGACGTCTTTTTTTGTGCCTGAAATCCAGTAAATACGGGGGTTTCAGGGCTATTGGGCCCCACAGCGCTTCATGCAGATCCATTTTGAAATGTATTCCAAGGCGTATTCCAAGCCCACTGACTGATAACTTTCGGAATACATATTGACCGGCGGCGACGGCCTTCAGTTACGAGTCCGAACCAACGGTTCGAGGCCCATCGACCCTCAACGACAGAGCCCGCCCAATGCGGGCTTCGTCGCATCTGGTGATTGGTATATTCCCGTCAACAAACACATCGAGCCCACCGCCCAGCACGATGAATTTTTCTTCACCGCACCCCACCCCGCGAACCGATAAAATCCCCCCGCTCATTCAAGAAACTACGGTTCGCCCGCGCTCCTAGCGGGCTTTTTTTCGCCTCGGCTTCTCCATATCTTGCCGCTCCCCACCATATGCGCGACTCTGCCAGCAGATCCCTCGCCAAGGAGCGCTCG